GTTGAATCAGACATCACATCGACACAGACACAGGTGGCGGTGGTACAGAATCAAATGAACTTTCAATAACTAAAATAAAATAAGATGAAAAAATTAATGACCTACGAATTAGACATCAACGAAGATGAAGCTGCTCAAAGTGGTGTTGACTATGTTGCACTTGTCGATGATCCTGCAATCAAAGAGAATTGGATGACATTTGAAGCACAGAAATCTTTTGCATTCAAAGTATCTGCACCAGAACGCAGAATAATAACAGGTGCAGCCATGATTGCTGACATGCCTATCTATCGCAAGGATGATGTGCGTGGTGAGTACAATGTAGTGTTCCGAAAGCATGTGATTGAAAAGATTGTCAAGAAGTGGGCGAAGCTCAACAAGTTTAACAACGTGAACATGATGCACGAAGAAGGCACACATACAGAAGGTGTGTATTGCATTGAATCATTCATCGTTGATTCGAGCAGAGGCATCACCACACCGAAGATATTTGACAAAGCACCTGATGGTAGTTGGTTTCTTTCTTATTACATTGAAAATGACGTAGTTTGGAATGAGTTCATCAAGACTGGCATCTTCAAGGGATTCAGCGTTGAAGGTATGTTTGGCTTTGAGATCAAGGCACAAGCAGAGGTGGTTGAGGTCGATGCTGATGAAAAGCATCTACAAACTATTTTTGATATTCTAAACTTTGCCGATTCATCAGAGAACAAATTGAAAGAGATTGACAAAGAAAAGCAAGGTTTAAAAAGGATACCTTACGTTTTGGGATCAGTTGGTGGGAAAACAAAGTAATTCATAAAATGGTACACATATAAAATATGTACTTATTAATTTAAACAACTTAAATCATGGCAGACAAAGCAACATTCATTTCAGAATTAGCGACACTTGTTAAGAAACATTTGTCGCCAAAAAAATTGAATTTCAAAGACATCATGCTACCTGATGGAAGCACACTTCGCTACGAAGGTGACATGCCAATGGTACAGATGCCAGTGACAATACTTCAACCTGATGGAACAGAACTACCTGCACCTGATGCGGTTTACGAAATGGAAGATGGAGCAACTATCGAAGTTATCGATGGCATCATTGTAACTGTTACACCACCAGTGGCAGAGGCAGAAGTGGAATCAAAAGATAAAAAGAAGGGGATGCCAACAACACCACATGAAATGGAGAACAACACAGCAACTGTAAAGACACTTATTGAAACGCACACCAAAGAGCATCACTTTACAAAAGAAGAAGTGACATCATTGTTGGAGCAGTCAGTGGTTGTGATGACAGAAAAATTTGCAACAGCAACAAAAGAACTTTCGGACAAGATTGAGGTAATGGAAGGATATAATTCAGATTTGAGTGCATTGGTATTAAAGTTCAGCGAACAACCTGCCGAAATATCTGTGAAGAAACTACCAGTAAACTTGAAGTCAGAGCCAACCAACAAACGTGAAAGTTTAGAGGAATATCGCAATCGAATGAACACACAAAAATAATTCATAAAAAATAAACTAAAAAAAAATAAACAATGGCAACATTTTCATTAGGCGGTCTATCCGCTTACACCGAAGAAAACAAAGCAGACATCGTAACCAAATCCATTCTTGGAGCAAGAACAATGGGACTTATCGATGTTCGTGCAGGTATCAAATCAGCAATGAAAGTTCCTATCCTTGACGTTACAGCTCCCTTCCAAGCAGGTGGATGCGGTGCGTTCAACACATCAGGAACAACAACATTGACACAGACAACTATATCACCAGTGTCTTTAAAATTAAACATGTCTTTTTGTCCAAACGAACTTGAAGCATATTTCACACAGAAGTATCTTAAAGCAGGTGCGTTGTACACAGGTACATACGATTCACAAGAAGCTATGGACAATGCGTTCTTCACAGCAATCACTGATCGTATTCAGGCATACATCAACAAACAAGTTGAAGCAATGTTGTGGTTAGGTAACACAGCAACAACTGCTGATCCAAACTTAAAGTTGATGAACGGTTTCATCAAGACTATCGATACAGCAGCAACAGCAATAGCAGCAACACCAGTAGCATCTATAACAGCATTAACTGCTCGTGATATATTTGAAGAAATTATTTTCTTAAAGATTCCAAATCAAATTTTAGATGATAGTCCAGTTGTATTCTGTTCACAAGAAGATTACCGATTACTTTTGAATGCACTTTGGCAAGCTAACCTATACAACTACATTCCAACAACAGCAAATGGTAGTGCAGGTCTTGAATTAGTTTATCCAGGTACTAACGTTAAAGTTATTGCAGTACCAGGTCTAAATTCCGACAACGGAACAGGTCTTCCAACAGCAGCAAAGCATCGTATCTTCGCAGGAACAACAAGCAACTTTATTGCAGGTGTTGACCTTGAAAATGATATTAAGACTTTTGATTTATACTACTCAAAAGATAATCGTGAGGTCAGAATGGCACTCGACTTCAAACTTGGTGTTGCGAATCACTTCACAGACCAAATCGTTCAGTACAAAAATATCTAAACATTAACCAAGAAATGGGAGTGGGGTAACCTGCTCCCAATTCTTAAATACGAAATAAGAAATGGCATGTACATTAGTAAGTAGTTTCCCTATCGGTTGCAGAGCATCTGTTGGTGGAATTCAAGAAATAAAAATAAAGGCATTGCCGACAGATGCAATCATTGCTGCACAATACACACTTACAAGTGGTGTTGTTGCAATAACAGGAGCATCATTGTCAGGATGGTACACACTATCTTGTGAAAAACAAACAGCGAATCTTAAAGATTCAGCAACTGTGAATGTTCAGAACGGAACAGTATTCTACACAGAAACTTTGGTGTACATCTACAACCAACTACAAGCATCATTCCGTAACGAATTGCAGAACTACGCACAAGCAAGAGTTCAAATTGCAGTTAAAGATCGCAATGGAGCAATATGGTTGTTAGGTTATCTTCGTGGACTTGATTTGAGTGCAGGTGAATCTGATTCAGGCACAGCAGATGGTGACCGTAGCGGTTACTCTTTGACTTGGACCGGAATGGAAGTTTCTCCAATATCTTCAATGAGTTCAGCGAACTACGCATTGTTAGTAACATAGAAATTGTTTTCATAGTGGAGTAAGGTTTGAGAGTTCTGGTAGTAATATCAGAACTTTCTTTTTTTTATACAAATGACAATTCTTTACTTATATTAATATGTTGAAGATTATCAGACTACAATCTAATAGTGTGCCAGTCACACTTACCGAAAAGACAACATTGGCATCACCTTATTACTTGGTAGTGTTCAATAACTTGGCAACAAATGAACATGTGTATGCCATCTGTCCAGATACATCAACACAGACAACGAGGTACAACCTACTCACGATAATTGAATCGAACACATCCATTCCATTGTCAGGGCAGGTGAAGTTAGTAGAAGGCACTTATCAATATAAAGTTTACGAGCAGACAAGTTCATCAAATCTTGATCCATCATTATCAACTTCATTAGTTGAAACAGGACTGCTCAAATCAGTAACAACAGCAACAAGCTCATTCATCGACAACACATATACAGAAGAATTCGTATGGCAGAATTAACAAATATACCAACAGCATCACAAAGATTCTTGACCTTCGGCAATCAAGACCTTCCTGCATTCGTAGAAAAGAAAGACAAGCACTATGTATTGTTTGGGCAGTACAATGACTATCCCTATTACTTGATTGATTTATATACTCGGAGTGCATACCACAAGACTATCATTGACCAGAAGGTAAGGTATCTTGTTGGCAATGGATGGACTTACGATGCACGAACAGCAACGGTGCAGAAGCAATCAATGGTAAATGATTTCTTGACAAAGAATTTCGGCAATGAAACATTGAATCAGGCATCACAGAAGTGGGCGAATGATTTGGAGCTGTTCAATGGCATGGCAGCAGAGGTCATCTACAATAAGGGTGGATCACTTTCTCAAATCAATTACATTGACTTTGCGAATGTGCGTAGTAGTCCTGATAAAAAGAAATATTACTACACATCACGTTGGTACACATTGGATGGCGTTGGCAATCGCAAGATGAACAAGAATCCAGAGAATGAGCCAGACTACAAAGTCTTTGATGCGTATGATAAGGAAGCGACAAATAAGAAGTCACAGCTTTACTACTTTTCTGTTTACCATCCTAATCAACAAGTCTATCCTTTACCATCTTATAGTGGTGCGGTGATTTGGATAAATGTTGACATTGCACTTTCTGATTTTCACTATCATAATATAAAGAATGGATTCGTTCCTGCACACATCATAAACTTCTACAATGGAGTGCCTGATGAAATCAAGCAAGAAGAAATTGAGAATAGAATTTTAGAGAAGTGGACAGGTGAGAAAGGACAACGCATTGTGTTGAACTTTGCTATGAGCAAGGAAACAGGCACAGATGTGCAGACACTTGCAATGAGTGATATTGACAAGCAATACATTGAGGTGGCAAAGCAATCGGAAACGAAAATATTTTCAGCACACTTTGCGAATCCAATTCTATTTGGCATAGCGAGAGAGGGTGCATTGGGAATGCGTTCCGAGATTGAGATTGCACACAATGAGTTCAATCAGATGTACATCATACCAAGACAGAAGTTAATCGAAGACATGGTTAACATGTTTATCGGTGACTTTGAAATAGGTGTTGATTTGAGATTGAAAACTGTACAGCCATTAGGATTCACACTTCCAAACGCATCACAGAAAACTATTGACACGATTCAGTCACTCAATTCTTTACCACAAGCGGTGGCACAGAAGATTTTAGATTCGATGTCAGCATCACAGATTCTTGGGTTGATAGGCATTGAAACAGAAGCAACAGAAACAACAAGCATTCAGGCACACTTCAACTCACAAGCGAACATTGATATGTTCCTGCGGTGCGGTGTGCCGAAAGCAGATTACACAATCTTAAAAACTGAATCTTTGAAGTTCACAGAAGAACTTGACTTTGATAAATACGAATCTGATTTAGTTTCTTCTTACATGAATTTCGCAGAAGAAAAGATAAGCACGAAGGGTGGCATTGAAGGTGACATCATTATCAGTCAACCAACGAAATCAGAGATTGCAAAGGCAGATGTTCAGCAACCTGAATTGGTTGTGTTATATTCCTACGAGCTGTCACCTGAATCACCACCATTGGCGGTGGGGGGTGTGTCGAGAGAATTCTGCGTGAAGTTGATGGATGCACAGAAACTGTACACAAGAGCAGAAATAGATGCAATGAGTAATGA